AGGAGGATAGAATGAAGAAGGAATCCGGCTGGTAAATTTGACAAGGTGCCGGCGTCTAATAGTTGTCTTAGTGCTGCTGTTGCAGTCCTCGACAATCCGCCGATCATGTGAATTAAGCCGAACCCATAAAATCCGAGTCCTGGTAGAAATTTAAAGTGGACGAAATAATCCTTGCGTCTCTTCAACTGGTCTTGTTCATCCCAGTTTTTAGTGATGCTAAGAACTTTTCCTGAACCTTCGTCCAAAGTTACGATGTAAGGAAACTTTATGCCTGTTGGCTCGTTTGTTTTAGGGTCTATATCTTCCATACCCTCAATTTCTAGGTTTATATGAGCCTCCAAAATGGTGTAAACATCGTCATTTTTAGGGTCTACACCCGATAATTCGTCTTTTTTGTCTGTAATTTGGTCATTTTCGTAATTTTCATTGCCATCAATGTCAATATCTCGATATAAACCGCCTAATTGGTTCTGAATTAGGTCATTTTTTGTCATTTTGACCTTGTGAATGATGCAATCTGTGTCATCTAGCGATGTAGAAGTGTAAGGGACGTATAAATCTTCTGCTGGTACGAACTTTGACACACAACGACCAAGAATTGCATCATAATAAACTTTTTTGAACGTCGATCCTGACAAAGGTAGGTTAAAAAGCATCTGATCAAACTCAGGTTCGTACTCTTTCATGTTTATCATAAGCTGATAGTTCATAAACTCTTTGACACGCTGTGCTTGTTTTACCTTGTCGGGTGTTTCCAGTCCTATAATTTGTGTTCTTACAGGACCGCCTGCTGGCATTAACTCTTTATAAGCGAGAGCTTGGAATTGTGTTACAGCTTCGGCAAGAACTGGGTGTGTTGCACCACTACTGCCTTGAAAAGGTTCTGTCCTATCCTCGTATTTAAAACCAAGTAGATCAAGTCCGTTAACATAAGTTTGTTCCCAGTCTGATCTAGATGCTCTGGAATCTTCAAAGTTTTTTACTACCTCATCAGAAATATCATTAAGAATATCCTCGTCTAAGTTTTCTGCTAAATTAGCACCGTGACCTTGCTGTACTTGTGGTTGTTGTGGGTTACCAAAATTAACCACAGCTCCACCGTCCTGAAACATTTCTACGTTTGGTGCTTCTTCTGGCTCTTGTGCCTCTAGTTCTACCTCTTCGCTAAACACTTCTCTTTCTAGTTTAGCTTCATCAATTCCTTGATCAGGTATGTTTTTGTCTATTGCCATATTAACTCCTTAGTCCGAATAAATTTCCTAGGCCCCCTATGTTTAACACATTTTGAGATTGAAGACCAGTTTGTGGTTGATTAGGATTTGCTTGTGCTATCTGCTGTCGTATCTGCTGTTGACCCATTCCCAACACTCTTCCTAAATTATCCATTTTTTTATCTAAACCTATACCAACCTGTTGAAAGTCATCCATGCCGGCATATGTGTCAGCCAATCCCTGTTCAGCATCCATATATGCCATTCTCCTAGCTTGGTCGCTTTCGGCTTGTCTTAACTGAAATTGTTCACTGCGTTCTTGTGCTTCTTTAAAAGCTGGTGAGTTCATATACTGCTCCATTAGTTGATAGCGCATTGGGTTTGCCATTGCTTCTTGACTTGCTCGCATTACCTCCTGCGTATAAGGGCTATTCATGTTAAAAAGGTCTTGGTTAGTCATTGCATTTTGTTGTGCTTTTGTAGCATCTGGAGCTGCAAGAGTATTGACAATACCGCCTCCTGCAAATTGTGGCTGAGATCCACCCGCTTTAAATAATCTTCTTATTAAATCTTCTCCAAGTTCAGGTTGAGCTTTTACCAATGCTTGTAATTTATCATTATCATCTAGTAGTATCGCTCTGAATCTTTCGTAGTCGACTAATTTCATCATAGCAGCTCTCATGGCTTCGTTGTATCTAGGTGAGTCTTGCACCATGTCATACAAAGCATCCATTTCAGGAAGCTGTGTTTTTGGGTTTCTTGAAACGTTTTTAATTTGATCCATGTCGCCTAAAATGTCAGCTCTGTGTCCTGTTTGAAAAGGACCTGTCTTAACCATTTCTTTTTCTAATCTTGGTGACATTATTCTTTTTAGTAAACCTGCTATACCACCACTAAATTTTTTCTCTCTTGGTTTGAATGGAATAACCTTACCAGTTTCTTTTGGATCTGGTTTGTAATATTCCATCATGTTAAAATAATCTTCTGACAATCTTTCTCTTGAGTCTCTATTTAGCGGTATATCATTTAATGCTTCCTCAATATTTTCTTGCAAAACTTTTCTTTGTGCAGGGTTTGCCATACCAAACTTTTTACCTGACACAACATCCTCTAACATTTCAAACAATCCATCCACGTCATTTGCATTTCTAAGTTCGTCAATTTGTTTGGATGTAACTACTTCTACTTGATCAAAATTAGAAAGGCCCATGTTTTTAACATTTTGTTTGTAAGTTTGTTTTTGTCCAAAAGGTTTTACACCTCTTGCTGCAAGTTTAATGGCTTCCATAATTCCTTTAGCAGCTCCGCCCAGCGCCATGCCAACACGGCCACCTTTTGCTTGTTTTGTTCTCTTAAATACGCTTTTTAAAAACTCTAATGCCTCTCCTGGATCTTCACCATCATCTAACATTCTTCTAAACGCATCCATGCCCTGTCCATACTGCATCTGTTCTGCTTCTGCTATTTCTTTCATAGCTGTAACTTCTGCTTCCATTTTTCTCATGTTAGCAAGTATGTCGTCACCAGTATCTACTGGTTTTGTGTAATCTAATCTTTCAAACATATCGTCAACAAACTCTTCTGTTTCTCTAGGCACAGCTTGTTTGTTGCTTATAAAAGCTCTTAACCTGTCATCGTCACTCATTCTCATTAATTTAGAACTACCAGACTCATAACCTTCGTTAGCCATATCAACAATCGCCTCTCTAATCTCTGTCTCAGTCTTGCCTGTTTCTTTCATCATTCTATTGATTAGAGGTATGTCTGCTATAGATGTGTCGTACAAACTATCTTCTACTAGTTTACCTTCAATAACATCATCAACTTTTTCTGTAGGAACTTCATCAAGTATTGTAGGTCTTGTATTTTTGTAAACTCTGTCGCCACTAACACCAGCGGTCGTGTCTTTCATTTCACCGAAATGTCTTTGATATAAATTTTTATCAGCTGGTCCACCTGGTAGATCAGTGAGTCTCATACCACTGTCATTAATTTGCTTGTAACGGTCCGCGGCCCCCGGTCCGCGTCTATTGAAGCTAAGTGGGTGAGCCATTAATCTTTCGCTACCCATATAACGTGTCTCTAACAAATTAACGAGATCGTCTTCTAAACTCTCATCTGCTTTGTAAAACATTTTTGCTAGTTCAGGATTTTGTTCTCGTTGTGTAATGATGCGAATACCTTCTTTAACTTCGTCTTTACCAAACGTGTCGTCTAAGTTTTGTCTAAAAACATTTTTGACTTCTTTGCCACCAACTTTTGTAGCGAGCGCTTTTAACAATTCTATTGCTGTTCTAGCCGCCATTAATAATATGTCCTCCGTTGCTGTGGTAACGGTTCATCTTCGTAGTCGTCTGGATGATCTATGAAACCACCTTGTCTAAATCGCATTACGGCTTGAGTCATGCTATCCACTAAGTCATCGTGTTCACCAAGTGGGAATGCAGCGCACTCCTCTATAACCTCTTCAGCAAACTTTGTATCTGGTGCCCAGATCTGCCCCGCTTCGAATAACGGTGCTACAGAGTTTACTCTAGTATGTTTATCATTTCCCTTGCTTGGTGTAAAGTTAATAACGGGTATACCTAACTTGCGCATTTCATAGGTTAATGGCAGTCCTGACGCCTTTGCCTCCACGATCACCGTTTCGGGTTTCCAATAATCGTATTGTTCTTTGGCCACTCTTCGTAGTTCGGGGAACTCGTATCGGTCTTTGACCATATCAACTAAAATTAACTGTGGTCCGCTGTCCTCGGTCTGGAATACGCCCCACGTGGTTATGGCGCTGTAGTCAGCTGTTTCTTTTTTCAAGAATGCCGTATCGTAGGATTGTATGACATGCATCAAAGGTGGCAATTCTTCTTTTTCCCAAATCTTCCACCAGTCTCTTTTGATAATAGATCCTTCTTCAGCTGTGGGATTTTGCTGGTATTGTGCATTCCATTTTGTTATACTTACGGATGCTTTTACAGCTTCTAATTCGTCTAGTTTCCAATATCCTGGCCAAACTGGATTTCCCGAAGGTAAGATTGCCGGAAACTCAATTACCTCCCACTGGTCTGCCTTTGGTTCTTTTTGTGCTTTTATTAACTTTCCTGTCAAGTCAGCTACATTCCATCTAGTCATCACGACTATAATTCTACCACCAGGTTGCAAACGTTGTCGCGGTCCTGATGTATACCATTCATAAACACGATCAAACGATGCAGGGTTCATCGCATCTTGTTCCGAGTGTGGATCATCGATAATCAATAAGTCCGCACCACGGCCCGTGATACTTCCTCCGACACCAGCTGCATAATATTCACCACCTTGTTCCGTCTCCCATTTACCTGCGGCTTGTGAGTCTTCTCGTAGTCTTGTGTTAAA